CGCCCCCATCATGCTAAAACACTATGCGACTGTATCTATCAATGCGCCTCCTGCTGCGGAACCCTCATAATTTTGAGCAGTATTATAAGCGTTGTTTGCAGTTTGTGTTATCGCAGTGTTAAATCCTGAGATAACATTATCCGCAAGCAAAAATGTTCCTTTTGTCGGTGTGTTTGATATTTTGAACCCTGTATCTGAATCATCAGAGCCTAGCATGTAATTGTTCAGTATCATGCTGTTTGGCCTGGATGCCGAATCGGGAACATAATCAATACCAATCCCACTGCCTGGGACAAAGAATATACAGTCCGTCACTTTGCATCTTGTGCCGTTCAAGCGAATCCCTGCTGTTACGCAATCTTTGAATTCGCATCCTTCAATGTGGGTATCTACCGCATCATATGTATCACCGATATAAATACCATACTCACCTGCGGAAGACCCAAAATGGCAATCATGTATGTGAGTTTTGTAAATAGATTTTGTCGTGCCAAGACGTATACCATCCTTGCCATCCTGCTCACAAATAAAATCAATGCCCGCTATTTCACAACCGTTTGCCTCCAATTTAATCATGTGATCTTCGGAAACGTCTGATTTTATTGATGTCGGCCCATATATATATCCTGAGGTACCTGCACCGAAAATCTTTAGCCCTGTATTGGATATTGTTATTGTAGCCGTTTCAGAATACACTCCCTGTCCTACAAAAATCCAATCATAATCGCTTGCCTGTGAAACAGCATATGAAATGGTCTTGAACGGCTCACTCCAATCGCTACCGTGCGAAGTGGCGTCTGTCGCATTTGAGCTGTTTTTGTCAACAAACCATATATCGTTCACGGCCTGCAATGCACCCGCTTGATTTATTGCTGTTCCAAGACTCGCAAACTGCGCAGAAGGATTCATGTTATTTAGAGCGCCTTTTTGTTTTGCTGTCAACATATTTTATCCTCCTAACCCATATAAACAACAATGAAATCTTCGTTTATCACATCATAGCCCCATGCGATGTGAACTCTATATGTAGTCATCCCATCACCAGAGATTTTGACAAGTGCGAAACTAAGACCTGTGTCAGGGTCTGTCAGCATCTGTACATCGTCAATCTCGTTGTTTGCCTCAAGCATCGGAGGTCTGGTTGCAAGCACATATGCGTTTTTGTGCAATGCTATATTTGGGGTATATGCGCTATGGAATGTGAGCGCTGCATCATCGGTGGCTTTCGTCAGAAGACCAGGCTCACCTATTGTCAGGTCTCCACTTCCACCTGTAACACCGCTTGTGACAACGTAATTTTCATCAGTTGCGTCAGCGTGATAAAAAATATCACCAGCAACAATATTATTTGAGCCACTGTCTACAGTAAGTGTGGTCTGTCCAACTGCTTCATCAGAGTCATTGTTGATCTGATATCCAGATGGGTCAGTCCCGCCTCCAACGTCATGCGAGGAAAATTTCGTTGATATTTTGCAACTAAACCCAATATGGTTCAGAAGCTCACCCTGCCTAAGGAACGAATCGCTTCCAGCCTTATCCGCCTGCTGGACAATCGCGAGATTCATAAAATTTTCCGCAGCCTCTTTACTCATGACAAAAGAAATGTCATCATCGGGAGCACCGTTTTCAATCACAAGCTCAGAATAACATGCGGTAAGGGGAGCAAGATTTGATCCAAAAGGTGTTGTCCCTGCCGTACCCCGTGCCCGTGATGCGTTTTTGTATATGTCACCTGCAAGGTCTTCCTCAATCTCTGCAAGGAGCTTTTTCATACCGATTTTTACATTTTCGTTGAAAAGGCTTTTTGCGTTGTCGTTACCGGGTGCGTTCAAAGCCTTTTCCTCAGCTGTGGAAAAGTGAAAGTCATAATCCCTGCTTTCGGTGATCTGTACCGATACATAACTGTGCGTCAGATTCTGGCCTGCGCTTGCGTTTTGTGAAGGAGTATAGCTTTCCACACTTCCCTCACCTGCTACCGGTACATATACTGTAGTCTGATCTTCATCCATCATACCAACATTAACCGGTTCACTTCCAAAATTTACATTCACAGAGTTTATACACCCTGTGACTTGTTTGCCTATCTCATGTACCCCGGCATAAAGATCAGGATACAAATTCGAATCAATAGTATTTGCCATATTCTTTCCTTTTTAAAATTACGAATCTTCGTTTATCTCGAAGTCTTTTTTAGGAGTGCCGTCTTCATTCGTGGTAGCTTTGTATCTTTCCTCCGGTGTCATATCGTTCCATTCCGACCGTGATATTTTTGTCTTTCCACCAGTATTTGTGTTTCCCTGTGAACCACTTCCTGTGGCCCCTTCCGGTTGGAAAAACTCCGGGTATTTTTCGACGGTTTCGCCCATAAGCTCAGAGACAGTCATGTCTTTACCACCCTTGCCAACTCTTACATTTCCGTTTTCGTTGACAACTACAACATCACCATCATCATTCAGCTTCACCTGGTCTCTTAGTATCCGAGGCAAAACATCCGCCCCGTTCTTTGTGGGTCCTTTCGGCCCGGCTTTGGAAAGTTCTCTTAGGAGAGTATCTTCAACTTTCGTTTTGTGGAGCTGTTCTGAAAGTTCATTTATTTTGGTTTCCTTTTCTTTTTCCAGCTCTTCTATCCGTGTCTGATACTGCCCCTTCAGCTCTTCAACCTGCTCTTTGGCCTTCTCGTCCTGAGTAGCCTCCAGCTCTTCGTTCTGCTGTTCAAGCGTTTTGATTTTCTTTTCCAGCTTGCTGACTTGTTCACCTTTTTCTGAACGGCCTGCTTTCGCCTCTTCCAAAACCTTTTTCATACCGGCCACATCCTCAAGTGCGTACCCGTCTACCTCTTCTACATCAAGAACAAATTTCCCATCCGTCTCTTCATAGAGGTCCTGATGTTCTTCCTGAACATCTTCGATTTTTTCTACCATCGCTTTAAGTGCCATTTTTGTTCCCTTTCAAAAGACTTCCTGCCTTCCGAAGCAGGCTACCTGCCCGCTTCGATATATTGCAACGGCAGGCGGGACCATCCCACCTGCCTGCGAGGAGAAACTTCCAGCTACACACTGGAAGCTCCAATTTCATTTTTCAACCTCGTCAAAAGCCCGCCTGATGCAAAGTCAGTCGGGTTTATATTTTCAGCCTGCATTACCTGTGCAAGCGTCAACTTATTTGTTCTGTTCTTTACTAAATCGCTCAGCCCGATTTTTCCCTCTCTGAACATCTTTGCGTTTGTCTTGCCTAATACCTTCTCCTGTATCTTTGGCTTGTCCTTCAGCCATTTTTCGTAATCAATATCTTCTGCAATCTGACCATTCATGCTCTCACGTGTGGAAGCCGGATAATCATCTGTATCAAATCCAAGTTCGTTTAGTGATTTTACCGCAGGGACCGTCGTGCTCCTGCAATTAAAATGCAATGGCGGATAAGGACAATCATCAACCGAGTATATTTTATTATCTTTTTCAGCGCATATAACGGTTGTCCTGCTGTCAAGTGTTGCTAAAAACTGAACGCCCTTGATGTACTGTTCATTTTCTTTATAAACTGCCTTCCGCGCTGACGTGTTGACATGGTTTACCGCTGTCCGAGTGACAGCCTCTGCCTTCCTCAGCTGTTCTTCCCATTTGCCGTCGCCGAAAGCCATCTGTGCTGTGCCGAGAATCCGCTCTGACAAGTCGGGTACGCTTTCGCCCAGAACCATCCCAGTTCTAAGCTCTCTCAAAATATTGTCCCTGATGGACATGTCCAAATCTTCGGCCCAACCTGATAACAACTCTCCCTGAAACGGCGTGTTAAATGCAAGCTCCCTCAAAAGCTCAGGGCTGGCCTGCTTGAATGAAAGCGCAACTTCATTTGGGATAGCGTTGTTTATAGCCTGACTTGTAAATCCAGATTCTGTACGTGCTAAGACATCCATATCATCCTGTAGCTCATCCATTGTATCTCGTATTGCCTCACCTGCTGTCTCATCCAAAAGGCGAGCCTGTGCCTCTATTGCATTTTCTCCTGT